ATAGACTGCCCCCACCACTGATGTTTATTTTGGTGGGCAGACAGTGCACTGTGACAGCATCTCCAGTCTACAGTCCTGTCGGCAGACTATTAATAAATCTGGGGTCGACAGACCCTAGGTTTATTAATCTGCTTGGTCCTTTGTATAGGTATCTCTACCAATATATTTCTGAGGGTATAGTGACACTGCTCTGAACAGGGCTTTTATAAATAGTTTAGAATAAAACGTTCGTTTTACCTGTTTGAACGGATTAAGTATATATAGAGATTGTTTTTATTTTACTATGTACTGCAAGGCTTTTTGGAGCCTTGCTAGACTGTACAGACTAACTGTACAAACTGTACTTAATAGGCGGGATAATACTGCCATAAGGGGACCTATGGCATCAGGATTTCAAAAGGGTAAAGACCATCATAACGTCAAAAACCTAAAGGTTATACAAGAGGCAGTACTAGAGCGTATCAAGTCTGGCTATACCATCCAAGCGGCTATGGCATCTGAAAACAAGAAAGCAGATACCATCCGTCAATGGATGCGCCGAGACCCTGATTTCGCCAAGGCCCTTGAAGAAGCCAAGGAAGAGGGAACCAAGCAGTCCTTTGATGCCTTAGGGCTAAAGAAGGAATCAATTGAGTTCTCAGACTTCTCTAAGATGTTTTTGGGACAAACTGTATTTCCGCACCACCAAGACTGGGTAGACCTTTTAGAGGGATATGAACCTACTTGGCTTCACCCTTCTATGATTTATGAGCCTGGGGAGAACAACAGACTTCTGGTAAACGTACCGCCAGAACATGCTAAGTCCACCGTTATCACGGTGAACTACTCAACTTACCGCATCGCTCTCAATCCTAATGTCCGCATCATTGTGGTCTCAAAGACTTTGAATAAGGCTAGAGAGTTCGTTTACGCTATCAAGCAACGATTGTCTCATCCACGCTGGCTAAAACTGCAGACCGCATATGGTCCAGATGGCGGGTGGAAAGAAGACGCTGATACTTGGAAAGCCGATACAGTCTACCTTGGGGGCGATGCGCGTAATTCCAGCGAGAAGGACCCCACCCTCCAAGCCCTTGGTATGGGTGGTCAGATTTACGGTGCTCGTGCTGACCTGATTATTCTTGACGACTGTATTACCACTGCCAACGCCCATGAGTGGGAAAAGCAGATGGACTGGTTACAGAAGGAAGTTATTACCCGTTTAGGTAAGAACGGTAAGTTGCTAGTAGTTGGGACACGAATTGCCGCTAACGACCTTTATAAAGAACTTCGTAATGCTAAGCATTGGTCTGGGGGTAGGACTCCCTTTACTTACATGGGGATGCCTGCTGTCCTTGAATATGCTGAGGATGCAGAAGACTGGGTTACGCTTTGGCCTTACTCGGATACGCCCTGGGACGGGGACGATGATACACCTACAGAGGACGGCCTCTATCCTAAGTGGGACGGCGAAACCTTATTTAAGAGGCGCAGCGAAGTCACACCCTCAACATGGGCGCTTGTCTATCAACAAGAAGACATCCAAGAAGATTCAATCTTCCCACCCGTGTTGGTGCGGGGAGCCACGAATGGGATGCGCAAAAGAGGACTGCTGGTAGCAGGTGCTGCTGGACATCCTCCTAGAGTAAATGCTCATACTGTAATTGGCTTTGACCCCGCCATGGCGGGTAACGCTGCCTTTGTTGTTGCATCCTACAACAGAGAAGACGGCAAGATTTATATTCTTGACTGTGTGAATATGGAAGAACCTACACCTCAAAAGATTCGCGCAACAATTGAAGAATTAACTATTAAGTACAAGCCACAAGAGTTCCGTGTGGAAATCAACGCACACCAGAAAGCATACTCACTAGATGAAGAACTCAGACAATGGCTTGCTTCTTACGGCGTACGGCTTGATGCTCACTTTACAGGCAAGAACAAATGGGACACATCTTTCGGCGTTGCCTCAATGTCCAACCTCTTTGGCACAGAACGCGAAGGCAAGTTTCAAAACAACAACATCATTGAACTACCATCCTCAGAACACTCTGAAGGATTAAAGGCTTTAACTCAACAACTGCTTACGTGGAAACCTGAGACTAAAGGTAAGACGGATACTGTTATGGCTATGTGGTTTGCCATTATTCGCATACGCGAACTAATGCAACAGGCAAGCAATACTGCTACCTATGCTTACAACAGATGGGCAACCAGAGCACAAACAGATAAACGATACGCCATTAACCTTGATGAGGCTTTCTCAGAACAGTGGCAAGACATGTATGGATAAGGAGTTAAGATGCCTAACTATGGAAAAATAGTAAACGGTATAGTTAAAACTATTCTTAAAGAAGATAAAAAAGTTACAGAAGCAATGCAGAACAGTGCTGCCGTTCAAAAGAAAATGGCTGTAGTAGATAAAGCAGATACAGCAAAAGTTACTAGACAAGTTAGAAAAAAGATTAATGAACTAGAGGCTTCTGGAAGTTACAAGAAAACTGCTGCTACTCCTAAAAAAACATTTGTTAAAGCAGAGCCACCTGTTCGCAAGAAGTTAACTCAAGCACCACCAGCACGCAAAACAGTATCTGATAAAGATGCTTCTGAGGTTGCAAAAGAAATATCAAAACGCCCAAGTGGTGCAAGTAGAGCAAGACTTGTTAAAAAGCCTAGCCTTAAATCTTTAACACCAAGTGAAAAGCGTTATGAAACTCTTGGTAAGAAGGCTCCAGTTACTGTAACTAAGAAAAAGCCTATGTCTCTTGCAGAGATTAAAAAAGCAAAGGCTGTTGCTAGAAAAGCAAAGTTTGGTACTGTACTTGCACGTAAGCCAATATCTAAAGCAGATAATCCTTTATACAAAAAAGTTAATCCTAATGCTACTAAGCCTAAACCTGTATTACAACAAGCGGCTGCTGCTCGTGCTAAAAGGGCAGAGCCAAAAACAACAAAGCCTAGTGACGCGCCATCTATTGAAAAGGGTCGTGGCGATACACAACAACCGCCTTCAATTACTACATCACCAGTACGAAGTAGGTCTCGTCAACTTAACATAGAAAGACGTAAAGCAAGACGGGCTAATATACGAGATAGAGCAACAGACATTAGAGAAGCCAGTACACCTGGATTTGAAAAACTGCAATCTGTTAAACGTGGTGTTCCTAGAAATGCTGCTGAAAGAGCAGAAGGTAGAGCCAATGCAGAAGCACGTGCTAGATTAGCGGCTAAAGCAAAAAAGGGTTCAAAGATGAGCAGGCGCTCAACAACTAACGACCCACGTAATGCTGCATCTGATGCTGGCAACATGAGGGAAAGACTAAAAGCAATTGATAAGTTAACAGCAGAAAGAGCAAAGAATCGTAGCAATAAGGTATCGGCTAAGTTAAAGGCTAAGGTAAACGCTACTTTGGGTTCTAGTAAGAATGCAAAGAAATCAAGAAGTTTACAAAACACATTTAATCCGCCTAAGTTTAGCCGTAATGTTACAACTGGAAAACTTCGTGCTACAAGACCAATTAAACCTGCAGGTCGTACTCGTTCTGGACAGAAAGCAAAAGGTAAGTAACATGGCACAAACTCCATCAAACATTGGTTGGAATCAAGTTAATAAAAAAGTAACTAAGGCTACACGTAAAGTTATTAAAACAGCAGATGAATATCTTGTTCCTAAAACTCCCGCAGATGTTGCCTTTACTCTTCTTGGACTTAAAAGTGCACGTGTTGTTGGAGGTATTGCAAAAAAGGGTGCCAAGCATGTTGCTAAGGCATTTAGAAACATCGGCTAGACCCATATAAAACATACTAAAGATAAAGGAAAATAAAATGCCAAATGTAGTTAAAATTGTAAAAGGTGTTGCAAAGGCAGTAACAAAGAAGAAGGCTGTAGCAGCAAACAAAAAGGGACTCACAGCAGCAAATAAAGGTTCAATGGCTCCTAAGGGATACAAGACAGATGCTGCTCGCAGAGCGGCAACCCTTCGTGATAAGCAAATCGGCGCTAAAGGTTATAAAGGTATGACCGATTCAGAAATGTACGAACTTGGAAGATTGTCAAGTGTTATTAAAGGTCCTGCACCAAAGAATGTTATTTCAAAATCAGGTCGTAAGGCTAATGCTGCAAGCATAAAGTCTAAGGCAGCAGCAACTATTGCTAGTGCGCGTGCAAAAAAGGCTAAGTAATCATGGCACAAATGAGAAAATCTGCACCTCCTAAAAAGACGCTAACGCCACAGACTGCGCAAAAAATAATTACTGGCAAGATTGTGCGTCAGTCTACACTTGACCAAATTAAAAAAGATGGCATGGCAAAAGCCATTGGAAAAGTTAAGTCTGGCAAAGCAACTCCTGAATATAAGACAGGTGCTATACGTATGTATGGCAGCGCTAGAGTTGTTACTCCTAAGCCAGCGGTTAAAAAGCCAGTGGTTAAGAATCCAGAAAGAGGCGCTGGCGCTGCTACACGCGGCATGTTAAAAACAATGAAGGTTACAGAAAAAGCAGTAAAGACTGCGGCTAAGGCTTATGTTGCATATACAAAGGCTGTAACAGTAGATGCACCAAAAACAATTAAAAAAGTTGACAAATTTATAGATAAAAAAATGCCTGCTGCTAAGCGAGTTGCAAAGCAGGCTATTGAAGATGGAAAATCAGCATACGGTTTTGGAACAAAAAAGAAAAATGAACTTAGGAAAAGAGCAAAGTAATTCTTAATCAATCGTTAGGACAATAATGGCATTAACAATACAGCAGGTAACAGCACGGGTTGATTCTTTGCTTTACCGCAATCACGAACGTGATGCGCGTAACCTAGATGTACTTGCCGTCCGTAAAGGAAAGATTGCTCAGGTTTATCCTAACTTCTTTCCAGAAGGTGTTGATGCCAACGTAGTAGCAAACTTTATTGATATTGTTGCACGTGACTTATCTGAAGTTATGGCTCCGCTTCCAGCGGTTAACTGTTCTGCAGCCAATCAAGTATCAGATAGAGCGCGTACATTTGCTGATAAGCGTACTCGTATTGCATCTAACTATTTTCAACACTCAGACCTATCAGTACAGATGTACTCAGGTGCTGACTGGTATCTAACATATGGATTCGTCCCTTTCATTATTGAATTAGACGATGAAGCAAAACTGCCACGTATCCGCATAGAAAATCCTATTGGGGCTTACCCAGAGTTTGACCGCTATGGACGTTGTGTGGCATTTGCTAAAAGATACTCTATGACACTTGGTGAACTAGTATCTCAGTTTCCAGAGTATGATAGACAACTTCTTGGACCAGATGGTTACAAGCAAGACCTTAATGCACAGATTGAAATGGTCCGTTACTACGATAAAGACCAATCTATAATCTATGTACCACGTAGAAACAACTTAGTTCTTTCTGAGGCTGCTAACCCAATTGGTAAAATGATGGTTGTTGTTGCACGTAAGCCATCTATTGATGGCGAACTACGTGGACAGTTTGATGACGTACTTGGTATTCAGTTACTGCGTAACCGATTTGCATTACTTGCAATGGAAGCAGCAGAGAAGTCAGTACAGGCACCAATTGTTCTACCTCAAGATGTGCAAGAACTGCAACTTGGTGGTGATGCGGTTATCCGCACAGCCAATCCAGCAGGTGTCCGCCGCGTAGAACTTACACTTCCACAAGGTGCATTCCAAGAACAGAGTCAACTTAATCAAGAACTGCGTGTTGGTACACGATACCCTGAATCTCGTACTGGAAACATAGATGCTTCTATTGTTACTGGTCAAGGAGTACAGGCTCTTATGGGAGCCTTTGATACACAAGTTAAATCTGCACAAGCAATCTTTGCTGCAACACTTAGGGACATTATTAGTCTTTGCTTTAATGTAGATGAAGTAATTTACCCAGAAGAAAAAACAATTCGCGGAGTAGATTCGGGTTCACCTTATGAGATTACATACAAGCCAACTAAAGACATCAAGAATGATTATTCTGCTGATGTCCGTTACGGTATGCTTGCTGGTCTTAATCCAGCACAAGGTCTTATCTTTATGCTTCAAGCACTTGGAGGAAAACTCATCAGCCGAGATATGGCTATGAGAGAACTACCATTTACAGTTAACGTTACACAAGAATTAGAAAAGATTGAAATTGAAGAAATGCGCTCTGCGCTACTTGGTTCACTTACGGCATATACACAAGCAATTCCACAGATGGCTACTCAAGGTCAGGATGCTTCAGATGTAGTTCGTAAGATTGCTGCGGTAATAAAGGCTCGTCAAAAGGGACAAGCATTAGAGGACGCGATAGAAGCAACCTTTGCTCCGCAACAAGAGGTTCCTCCTGCTGGTGAACCAACTAATGCGGTTGAGCAAATGTCCCCTGCTCCCGAAGGTATGCCAGCAGGAGGCTCTCCAATGCCAGAACAACCGCAGGCTAGACCAGATTTACAAACAATGTTAAGTAGTTTAAGTGGTGGTGGACAAGCAAGGTCAGCAGTAAGTACTACTAGGGAACGAGCAATTTAAGGAGTAATGATGGCAACACCTCGTAAGAGAGCCGTAAAGGTTAAGACAGTTGCTGATGAGAGTTACTCAAAATTAGACCAGTATGCAATTGAACTGCATGAGTTTTTTAAATCATTACGCAGAGCAGGATTTACAGTTGATAATGCATTGTGGATTTTATCTGCAAAAGAAATGCATCCTGAATGGATGCAAACAGTACCAACATTAGAAGATATTAGAAAATATATGGATGAGGAAGAGGACTAATGGCAGAACTATCTGGACCAGGAAAACTTTCTAAGCGCACAGACTTAGGTGTACTTAAGCAAGCCACAAAGCCAATGCCAACTACTCAGCCAATGCAGTCTTACACTGGTGGTGCATACGGAAACAATAAGGCTATGGCAACACAACAATCTGGTGCACCTTTAGCAGGTAACCCAATGCCAACAATGCCAGAAATGCCACCAATGGTGGGCTTAGATGCACCAACACAATTTCCAGATGAACCACTTTCTGCTGGTGCAAATTATGGTGACGGCCCAGGACTAGATGTTTCAAGTATACGTGGTACAAGCCAACCTAACATAAGAGAAACGGTTTATCGGGCAATGCAATTTGACTCTAGTGGAGAATTAGAAGCGATTTATAATAGATTGAATCAATAATGTCAGGTCTTTATCCAGGTAGATTACCTGCCACATCTAAAAACTTTAATCCAAAATATGCTGAATACAACCCAGGTCTTTATGCTGCCATAAATGCAGGACAACCATCACCAGATGATGCTTTTCAAATGGCAGAGATTCAGTATCTTCAGGCAAAGCATGCTGAGTTTAATAATATGAAAGACATAAATCGTGCTAGAAAACAATTTTCAGAACTATCACCTACTATACAAGAAAATATTAAAAAACTAAATCCAGATTATGAATATCAAGAGTCTACTGCATATCTAACACGTGTTAAAGAAGGGTTTGGCGGCGTAAAGAATTTTCTTTCTTCGCCATTTCAATATGCAATGAAAGGCTTAACCGCTCTTACCAATACAACAATACGAGCGCCTTACAACCTTGCAACTGGAATAGCAGATGCTGGTTTTTCTGGAACAGTTTCTTATCTAACAACTGCATCATCTTGGCATACTGCATGGACTGGAAAAAATAACTGGCGTGAAGATGATGTAAAGGTTATTGATAATACTCATGGCAAAGGTTTGTCTGCTTTAATTCGTGGGCAGATAGATGGGAAGAAACCAGGAGACGTATATCGTGAATATGGTGGATTTGACTATGATATGCAGATTGCAATTTCTGCACAAAGCGATTACAACGCTTATCAATATGGTCTTGCTACTAATCAAACAGAAAAGTATCCATTAACTCCTGCTGGCAAAGCATATGAAACTGCACTTTTTGACATAACTGCTAAACAAAAAGATTTTGGTAATGACTTAACAAACTTTATGAATAAGAATTTTCCACCTTCAAAAGTTGGTGTTGTTGGTCGGGTTATTTTAGAAAGTCTTGGTGCTCTACCTGGAACATCGCCTGCTCTTAGATTAGCAGCAGCAGAAGAATCAAAGAGAACAGATACATGGGTGATTGCAAATCCAAATCCATTTTCAAAACAAAAAAATGTTTCTCCTGCTGACCTTGCACAATTTTCATATGAATTAGTTGCTGACCCGTTAACATGGCTTACCGCTGGTGGCAGTAAAGGATTAGGTCTTTCTGAAAAACTAGCAAAGCAGTTTAATGATGCTGGTAAGGCTGGAGTTTCAAACGAAATTCGCGTTGCAGACCTTTTTCAAAATGAAAGATTTTCTAGTATTCATCTTCGTTTAGTTAATGAGTTAAATGTTTTACGTACTGCTACAGATACAGGCAACACTGGTGTTGCTGCCTTATCACGCGAAAGAATTAAACAAAACTTTTCACATTATGATAATGATGTTACAATCAAACATCTTTTAAATACTAAGGTACTTAATAAACAAGGCAAAGAAGTTAATGTAACAGATTTAGAAACTCTAAAAAGTTTCTTTATTCGTGGTGAAATGATTGATTATATTACACATGGGTTTAGAAACAATATAGGTTACTTTAATGATAATCATATTATGCTTGAAAGGTCTACTCGTTTAATAACTGATAGACTTAGGGCAAAATTTGAACGTATAGCAAATAATGCAGATGTATCTAACCCTGCTGAGGTATTAGCAAGCAGTGAATTTACCAAAAAAATGCAAATTGTTAAAGATGCATTTTCTGATGCTGGTC